GTTACAGAAGAAATTCGTAACTTTGCAATGGAAACTGAGACAGTTATGGTAACTGCATCACAGTTAAACAGAAGTGCGGTTGAAGAAATTGAGTTTGACCATTCACATATTGCAGGTGGTATCTCAAAAATTCAAACTGCTGACAATGTTATAGGTATCTTTACAAGTCAACAGATGCGAGAACGTGGACATTATCAATTACAACTGCTTAAAACACGTTCATCTAGTGGTGTAGGGTCTAAAATTACATTATCATTTGACAGAGATAGTCTAAAAATTGAAGATGATGTTGACGGACACGATGATGGCGATGGTCAGCAAATTTCAAGTGCATTAAATATAATGGATACATTGAAAAAGAAAACAGTTGTCAATGAAGAAACCGAAGAAAAACAAGAAAAAACAGACGCCGCACAGAATTTAAGAGATATGGTCAGATCCAAATCACGTTCATTTCTTGAGTAAAATTGATAAATACAGAAGAACGGAGATTATCAATGAGTAAACCACGTAAAAGTCTTTTTGAAGAATTAAACTCTTTAGCATATTCAAATGAAAGAGAAAGATTCGTAGAACAAAAAGGCGAGAACTTGATTTCTGGAGCAATCAATCTTATCGAATTTATAAATCGAGAGTTTGATGAAGAAACGGCATCTGACTTAACAAAACGATTAGTCAATAGTATTCGCTCTGGCGATCCTAGAAAGTTCAAACGTGGGATCAATTCAGCCAAGGCGAATAAGAAATGACACTAGAGCAACAATTAGACAATCTAAGAAAACTTGCAGGCATATATAAACCATATGCTCCAAAAGAACCTGCTCAAGAAAATATTTCTTATACAGGTACAGAGAAATCAAAACTTCAAAAGAAACATAACATTCAACCAGGAACAGATGAATGGTTTAGACTTTGGTTTGCAAAGCCACATTTAACTGGTGAAACTCCTTTTGGAGGAAATAAATGAAGATAAGAGATATTATAGGTAAAGGTAGAGAACGTAGATTTAGAGGTCCAAGAAAGCCACGTTTAAAACAAGTAGGCTTTCACAAAAAGATGAAAAATCTTTTAGATAATGAAATCTCAGAAGATAAGAATACACATTTAGACCACGCAGAAGAACTTGTGTTTATACAAGGCAATGAAGGTATAAAACGTATTGTAAATTCTTTCTCAACTCTTTTAAATACACTTGATGGACAAGGCGGTGGTGATGCAATTACTACTAAATGGGATGGTGCTCCGGCTGTATTTGCTGGCACAGATCCAGAAGATGGAAAATTCTTTGTAGGTACTAAAGGTGTATTTGCTCAGAAGGCAAAATTAAACAAATCTCCAGAAGATATTGAAACAAATCATCCTGATACAACTAAGAATGATGAGCCTGTAAGTAAAGCAGGGTTACGTAGTAAATTAAATGCATCATTAGAACATTTAAAAGACTTAGGTATTGCAAATGTATTACAAGGTGATTTATTATTCACTAAGGGTGATTTAAAACAAGTTAATATTGAAGGTAAACCACATATTGCATTTAAACCAAATACAATTAGTTATGTTGTACCTGCTGATAGTGATACTGCTAAAGCAATGATGGCGGCAGAGTTAGGTATTGTATTCCATACAAGTTATGAAGGCAATAGTATGGAAGAAATGAAAGCAAAATTTGGATTTGATGCAAG